GGATCTTGTGTACGTATACTGTTTACTAGTCTACGTTCCAACTCCTCGGCCTGCTCGGGTTCGTAGTTTTCACGTATGTAATTGATAAGGTTAATTGCGCCCTGTATCACGTGGCTAGCACGTGATTCCACTAAACTTCCACGGTCTCGTTGTGTAAGTAGCGTATCTAATTCGTCTAAAATACTGCGAGCTCGCTTTTGCAAGATTTCACTCCAATTTATGTTATATTTATATGATTCCGCAAACATCATCACAGATGACTAAACGACCAGATTCATAAGTTTTCGCATCCCAACAAGCTTCAATATTAGAAAACCACTCAATACATTCACTTAGGGTATATTTTAATGCATTATTTTTACTAATTAAAGGGACCAGTTGTGCATTTGCGGCTTGGTGATACTGCCCGGCACCATAGGTTTTAGGGTAAAATCCAGTAAAACAACAAGGGCTCACATCACCGTTTGCAGCCACATACACGGATTTTCTTTGCTTGGTTTTGCAGTTTATTTTATTTTTAGGTTTTCTGCCGGGAGTAATATCTTCTAGTAAAATTAAATCTGTCTTTTTCTTATGGAATAAAACCTTAAATTCTGTCTCGCCTGAATAATTACCCAGTACATGAGTAAGTTCACCATGTTTATTAAATACTGGTGCTGTATTTCGCCCATCGTCAACTAAAGAAAACCCACTAAATCCCATTTCCTTTGACATTGTTCGACATGCATCAATTTGGTGAAGATTATGTTTAAACTTAATAAATTTCCATGTAGCAACTCCACCAGCAGATATAAACATCTGGGCATTTTTAATAACAGTAGTCCACGATGTATTTTGCCTATATAGATGATGAGTATCTTCTAATCCATCTATACAAAATAAAACTCTTGCTTTATTTCTTGCCAGTTGTTGCCAAAATTCTTTTGACCTAGCAGATCCGTTGGTGCTAATGGTTATGATTAAATTAGGGTTGGAGTTATGAAAATATTCAACTATATCAGCACCTTCGGGATTCATAACAATGTCGCCAAAATTTCCATTTATCATTAGGCTTTTTAATTGTTGTAAAAAATTTAATTCAAATATCTTTTTAGCATGATCTAATGTTAGATTTATCTCAGGATATCCACCATTGTGTGGATAGCCCCAAAATGTTCTTGGACACCAAGGGCAACTGGCATTACATAAACTTGATATTTCAAGATGTACATCTTTTATATCGTTGTACGCAATCATTCTGATTTACTCTTTAGTCCTGCCAACATGCTTTTGAGTTTACTACTTTGTACTTCGGCACTGACTGTGGGTATGTCCAATCCTGTTCCGGGTCGGGCCTCGGGTCTAGGCAATGTTTTAGTATCGCCACGGATTTGATCCATGATACTGGCCTTGGGTGGCCCAAATCCGGTTTCGTTAGCATCTGGCCCGGGGTCGGTGATACGCATGGTTTCAATGTTGTATTCAAGATCAATCTTGTTGCCTACACCTGTACTCGATCTTGACTTCATGCACTGTATTTGATACTTGCCACGTTCACGCATAGCACGACTAGTAAAGATGCCAAACACATTATCTGCTGTATTAATTTTACTAATACCACCAGCAATATGACTATGGTCAAATTCTACTTCTTCAACTGCACTACGATTAAGTTGACTTGCAGTTACCAACAGTATGTTTAGTTCTTTGGCCAAGTTACGCAATTCTTCTGCCACATACTTGTCTTTGATAAACTGATCGTTAGGGTTAACTTTAACACTCACTGGCATCACTAAGTCTAAATAATCCACCATGACAAAGTCAACTTTTATTCCAGTTTGTATTTGTACTTCTTTTAAGTAACTACGAATATCGTTTACGTTACTTTGTGCTGGCAATGCTTTGACTCTATACTGTCCGGACTTTTTGCTTACAAGTCTAACCTTCATTGTGGTTGTGTCAATGTCTTTGCGTATGTCTTTTGTGCCAGTACCAGTTAACATTGCATCTGTTCTCAAACTTGTTAATTCTTCACTAAGCTCTAAAGTAATGTAAACACCACTTAAACCTGCTTGTAGCCAGCTGAGTGCTATGTTCATCATTACAAGACTTTTACCTGAACCTGAACCTCCGGCAAATATGTTTAGTTCACCTCTGCTAAATCCACCATACAATAGCCTATCCATTTGTGGCCAGCCTGTGCTAACTTGTCCGCCACTGTTAAAATACTTGTTGATACGTGCCGCGGGGTCTGCAAAGTAATCTGTTCCCATATCCTTTTGCAAACTAATTTGTACTGCATCCTTAATTAATTTTTCTACAGGATCATAATCACCTTTTTCCAACATGTCTGCGGCTTTTAAAATAGCACGTTCAAGTTCTTGACGCTTAGTAAAGCCTTCAAACTCTTGCATAAACCACTCATAGTGTCCTTCATTTAGTTCGGGTACTGGCCGTAGTTCTACTCCTGTTGTGGCTTTTATCTGCTCCAGCGTCGGCATAGTTTTGTGCGTGTCTGTATGCGTTTTAATAAACTCTGCAACTGCTCGTAAACTTCTATCAAAGTTCTCGGGATTGTAAATGTTTTGCACACGTACATAACTTGATGCATCCTGCATCATCATTTCTAAAAATAGTTTTTGTAAATCTGGTGTATATTCTTTTATTGTCATAGTTGATTATTTAATTTCTTCTTCATTAACTCAATTTTTAAACGACTTGTCTCTCGAGCTTCAAGTATGCTTTTTAACACAAACAATTTGCCATACTTGATCACTGCTGCATTGATATCTTTAAATGTGCCAAACCATAATGGAAAAGAGACGCTCCATCCAAATTCTTGTGCATCACTAACAAGCTTCATTCCTGCTCGGTCATAGTCAGGTACCACAATAACTTCCCGTCCCAAACTGTCAATTATGTCGGCTTGTTGCTCGCTACATTCATTGCTTAGTACCGCTACGCCATCTACGGCCATTGCATCTAGAGGGCCTTCACACACAATGACAAATTTAGCATTGGGCAACTGTCGGTCTGTGTTAAACACATAGTTGGCGTCGTATTGACTATAGTACTTGGGCTTGACTTGTGCGTCAAATGCTCTTGCCGTATATCCAATAATTTCATTCTGCCAAGTAAATGGAATTATAACTCGTCGATGTAAATTATACTGTTGTTCTGTGGTATAGTAGCACTCATATTTTTGTAAATCTATTGCACGTTGTGCCATATACAACACAGGCGCATGATGTGCTGGTGTATCGGCGTTGTCTGCTAGTTTATGAAATGTTTCCATTGCCATAAAACTCTGTGCTTCCGCAGGCAAAGGGCGGGGTTTGAATACAATCGCTTCTTTGTGTTCTTCCGGTTGATCGGGATCAACTAGTTCTTTAATACGTATAGCATCAATGACTAATCGCTTGACAGTATTGTCATCTGCTCCCAACCACGTTAATAGTTTACGGAACTTGTAGTTTAAATGTCTGCCGGGAGTATAGTTGGCAGTATAGTTGCAGTTAAAACAACTGTAGGATATAGCACCATTGGGATTGGTAATGATACCGCCACGTCCACGAGTGTCCTGCGTTTCGCCTCGATTGTGACAACAAACTGCATTGAAACTGATCCATCCCGACACCGAGTTTGTTTTCCTTTTTCCGGGAAGTAAACTGTTTACAGCATCAAGAATCGAATTAAGCATCCTACTATTATATAGGAAACTCGGAACAAGATCAAGTGGTTAGAATGTCTGTTTCCAAGTGGTGGAGTCCACTTTGGTCCATATGGCTTGGACGTTGCTCCAAGTATTAGTGGCGGTTTTGACTCGTACGTTGGCTAGATAGCTCCAAGTATTTGCGGCGGTTTTTACGGTTGTTCCGCCACTGGATACCATTTGATAAACTACATTGCCGAACGGCACTCCTAGTCCAGTTACTGGATCCCAATTTGAACTTGCGGCGTATCCGTTTGAGTAAGATACTGTAGCGTTATTTCCTGTAGTTATATCATAGTAAGCATTTAAGTTTCCGTACAGGATAGGATGGATAGCATTAGGGATAGGTCGGCGACCACCGTTTAAGGAC